TGCCTTCTTTTTGTTCCATTCTTGTTGAGCATACTTGACATCAGAATGCCCCATCTCGATGGAGTCTGTGCGCTTTAGGTGCTCACGCCATTGGGCGCGTCCCTCAATCATCACCCCGTCAGGTGACATGAAAGGGGCTATATCGCCCATCACAGAATATCGCTCATTGGGTGGGCCGAGGTGCTTTTCGTAAGGCTCTGACCCGTCAGATGGAAATACCCAAGTTTGTCTCACATCATCTCCAATATCATTGCAATGTCTTCTTCATCTCGCTTAAGTCTAACCTTATTTTCTAAGGTTTTGACCTTTTCCATCAGCGAATCATAATCAATTTGTTTTCTGACCGCAATATCTATTGTTTGCTCGGGGGCGGTTGTGATCTCTTCCCTTACCTCTGGCGGTAAACCAAAGATTGCCTCATGGAGTTTCTGTTTTCTTTGAGCCTCTACTTTGCGCTCAGATTCCCATTGTTTATCGCGCTTTTTCTCATCAAAACCAAAGTGACCGCCTAATGGGGCTTCAATGACAGGCGGTGTTACCGCAACCGCAATAGTTGCAAAGGGCTGTTCTGCAAAAGAATTAAAGCCAAACATTTAGAAAAACACCAAAAAGTTGCTATTTGAACCACTAGGCGCAGGTGGTGCAGTAAATATCCACCCTGAGTTATTACCGCCATCTGTGGAGTTAGCCCCTGCGTACCATCCTGCCCCACCAGTAGCCGTAGACTGACTGATAGACAAATAGTCTGCGCTTACAGTTCCACTTGCCTTGGATAAGGTGTGGCTTGCGGCAGTCACCGAGCCAATAGTTAAAAGTCTTGTAGATTCTCCACTAGCATTCCAATCGGTAAACGTATTTGTCGTTCCAGCAGTAAACAAAATAGATGTTGCGCTAACGCTTTTACGAGTATTGGTAATGTTGCTAAATGTGTTTGATCCTGTAATGGTCAATGCGCCAGCGCCACCTTGGTTGAGTGTGCAGTTAAATGTAGACCCACCACCAACAAACGTCTTGGCAGTTGAGTTAGTCAGCGAAATTACGCCTGTTCCTGTTCCTGCTGTTGTGGTGAAGCCTGTCGGTACAGCGTTATTAAATGCTGTTGTACCTGCAAAAGTACATATTAAAGTACCGCCATTAAAAGTTAGATTTTTTGTTCCTATTGAAGTTATAAGTCTTGTTGAAAGTGTGGTTGTGTATCCCGCTAAATTTAACGTCCCATTTGTTAACGTAATAATTGTTCCAGACAATGCACTACCCAAAGACCAACTACCACCAACGCCATTAAACGTAACTCCCGCGCCAAAACTAACACCATTGGTTGTTACAGTTTTACCAGTTGTCGTTGCGTTAAATGTGGTTATTCCGTTATATGTGCGATTAAAGTTTGTGGCTTGAAATGTAAGACTGCCTGATACTGTTAATCCAATGTTTGTACCAGCAAGAGTCATAGTTCCATCAAGCCCTGACGCTGTGAAGTCATTACAGACCCTTGGCGTATCTGCCATAGTGACTGTAAATGCAGTCGCTAATACATTTGAGTTTGCGTCAAAGAATACGTTGTCTGATGCGGTAGGGACAGAAAAGCCGCCAGAACCTCCGCTAGTATCTGACCAGTTAACAGTATTGGTGGCATCCCAAGTGCCCGTTCCAAGAATCCAATAGCGGTTAGCCATTAGACCTCCTCAGATTGAGGTGCAGTTATTATGGCAACCCAATTATCAAACCTCTGCTGTTGCATTGCATTGATCTCATCTTGGGTTAGCCCGTGATCATCTGGCAAATGCAAAGCATCTGCAAAAGTGCCGTATTGAGACTGAAAAGAGAAATCAATCTTTACCATATTAAGCCTGTGTGGTTACTGCAATTACATCCCAACGTGTGTTGTTAGCGTTATAAATACAACCTACATAAGTGGTTTTATTGGCTGTTGTGGTAGTTGGCAAGGTAACGCCAATAACTGTATATGTGCCGTCCCAAGTTAAAGCCCTACCAGTTCCGTTGTCCAACAATCTAAACATCAACTTGTCTCCATTTGTAGGAGTACCAGTAGGTGCATTGATTGTTAATGCAGATGCCAATGCGGTATAGCAATAAATGTCACCAACAGATATATCAGGTGTTAGCGTGGTAGCCGTGGCTGCCGTAACATCTCTTGGGTCAATGCGCGTTGATGCAATAGTGCCACTTGTAATTGATACGTTTGGAATTGTCACAACGCCTGTTGTTTGAATAGTCATTGCGTCTGACGTATTCACAGACCCATTGACAATAAAACTAATCTTTTGGCTATCCCATGACCCTATAACTAACGGGCCACCAAAGGACTCCACAAAACTAGCCAATGGCGTAGAAAACCCGTTATTTGGGTATCCCGCAGCCGAGTAACTGTAATTAGCGTTGTTTATTCCTAGTTCGCCATAAGCCGTATGCCCACCATCATTGACAGCATAACTTGCATAACTGGTGTTTGCTGCGCTTGTGTTTTGCAAACTTGTGTAGAGATATAACGGCTCACTAGCAGTAAAACCAGCGATAACACCTGAGTCTGTGTGTGCTGTGGCATTACCTACATTTAAAGAGCCAACATTGGTTGTTCCCGTTGTATACGGAATCAATACCCGATTGTTTGCGTCTTCATTGACCGATTTTCCCGCAGGGTAGCAAACAAACACATCCTTAGAGCCTGCGCTAAAGTCAATCTTAGACCCCGTAGATGACGATAGAACTGTGTCTCTGGTTAAAGTACCGCCATAGTAAGTCCCAATGCCCACTTCCCATTGAGAAGTGCCTGCAATTGTGTAATAGGTCGTATTGTTGTTACCAATGACTGAGAATGACTGAAACCCTGTTACCGCGCCACCCAAAGTAATCGTGCCTGTTCCCGTTGAGGTTGTAGTTTCCCTGACCCTATCGGCTAGGATTAGGCTCATACTGTCTCCACGCCTATTACTAGACCGTCAGCACCCCTCACAACCTTCTTAGGCGCGTTGAGTTTCTGCATCGCCTCGCCAATGTTTTGCATGGTCTGTCCGTGTAGGTTAGCCATTTGGTCGTGCATCATTGCCATCTTGTCCATCGCTTGAACGATAGTCCCACCCAATTCGTTGGTGATCTGAGCAGAGGCAGCCTCAATGACGGGTAGGTCAACGCCAGGGTTACTTCCAATCCTTGCCACCATGATCTTGGTCGCTGCCTCCAACTCGGTTTTCCAACGCTCATATTCCTCACGCCCTTGCATTTCCCGAGCCTTGACTTGTAACTCGTTGTTGGCAAGTTGTAAGGCAAACTGCTCTTTCATCTGCTCTAGTTGCATATCTGCTTGGGCTTTTGCTTCTTGCATTTGCATTTCAAGTTGGGCTTTTGCTTGTTCAAGTTGAGCCTGTGCCTGCATTTTCATTTGCTCAGTCTGCGCTTGGGCTTGCATACGCGCTTGCTCGGCTTGTTGTTCAGCCTGTAACTTGAGCATCTCAGGGTTTTGTTGAGGCGGTTGTTGGGCTGCTTGTTGTGCTTTGGCTTGTAGCGACTTCATTGCTTGCTCAATTGCCGATTCTAGACTGCGCCCTGCCCTATATCTGCGTACCAAGAACAGTAGCATCTCACTTGCCATTGGTAGCATCTCAGGGGCTTGCTGAACCATAGGCAAAGCATCGCGTAAGAACAAACCAATTGCTTGGACTGCCTCATTTGCGTTCTGTTTGTCTGCTTGCTCGTCAATTTGGGCTAATGTGTCTGCCTCGACTTGGATGTGGAAATCACGAATTGTGCTGTTTGAGAGCATCTGCACCGCAGCTTGCAACAATTGCGGATTCTGACCCTCTGGCGTGTTCATCACCCCAGACATCTCAACAATCAACTCTGGTGGGTAGAACTTACAGACAATCTGAGCCTTGATGCGGAACAGATCAGTAGCAAATCTAGCCACATCGCCCTGAGTAGCCCTCAGTCTCAGGCTACCAAAGTTGGCTTTTAGTTGTTGAGCACCAAGGGTTTCGTTTGCATTGCTTGCACCACGAATAATGTCCGATATTCCACAGATTTCGTAGATGGATTGCTTGACAACCTCTCGGGATTGATAAAGTTGCTGTAAGGTCTTGATGATGGCACTTGTGTCCATCATGTCTATCGCGCCTTTTAGCCCACCCTTTTCGCTCATTGCTGCCCATGCGGTCACGGGGAACAGTTTGTTGTCCACGCCCTCTGTGAATAACCGCCCAAGTTCCTTGAACTCAGCGTTAAACACACCGACTGCCTTGCAAGCCTTCACCAGTAGGTAAATGCGCTGTGTCAGGTTGTCTAGTTCTTGGGCTTGGTCTTCATATTCGCAGTAATCTGGTACTGGAATCATCGACCCATTGGTTGTTGTAGCCAATAAAGGCTTTGGACAAGGGAAAAACTGCTCTAACTCTAAAGGGTCATCACGCTCATCAAGTGCTTGGGGGTATCCCTTGGCAACCCAACAAACCTTCTTTGTGCGTTTGTTCCATATCTCAGCGACTTTAGCCTTCTTCCCATAGGTCGCTTTCGCGGTCATTGGGTTTTTGGAATCTATATCGTCATTCTGGTCGTGTAAAGGTACGTTCTTGAACACATCACCAAAACGCTCAATGCCCTCTTCGGGTGTCATGTAGACCCAACGGCTTACCCACCACACCTCATCCCATGTTCGGGCTGGTGAATGGAGAAAGTCTGTCCAATAGACATAATCCACAGGACTGTGCGCTGAATCAACGCGCTCGATTTCCTCTGTGTTGGTGATCTCTGCGCCTTCGTCTGGCTCAATGCCTGTTGGCATCTTTGGCTCTTGAGGCTCTTGTCCAACAATGATTGGCTCATAGCGCACCCACGCTGTACCGCGACCAGGCAATAGTCTGTCCTCGACAACCCCACGCATTGCGGAGTCAAAGTCGTTGAATTGCGTTACTTCGTACTCGACCACGCGCTCTAGCATGGTGGAGGCTAATCGACCTACGGGGTCTGAGTCCATGAACCTACGGGAGACCTCTGGCTTTGCCATGCGTCCGTAGAGTGCAGGGAACAGCACAGAAATGTTCGACCATAGGATGTTGAACTTCATCCTCGGCATCTCAATGGCATCGCGCTCGTCTCGGTAGCGTCTTACTACCTTCTTACCGCGCTTTTCCCACTTGTCAAAGACTTTAGCAGCTTTGTCTAGTTGGTCGTGCCAGAACGGGCCTTGATCTTCCTCATAAGCCCCATCATCGTAGGCGTTCTCGTACATATCAGCCTGCGTAGAAGAATGTCACATTCAATGCAGTTCCAGCGATAGTCGCATAGAGGCTTGTCCCCACATTGGCAGGGAATCGGTGAAACCCGATTGCTGGAGTGATAGTTCCAGACATCGCTGTACCGCCCGAGCCACCATCTGTAAGAACTAATGTGCCTGCGTTAGTGCTATTCACATAGAACCCAATAAGTTGACAAGCCCCTGTCGAGACCGCCCCCGTTGCTGTGATGTTTTTGTATCCACCTACTTCTGCTACTGGTGCACTCATATGCGTTCCTCTTTATGTGTAGTTTCAAAATCCCACAATTCGTCTAGCGTGATCGTCTGTAAAGTCTTCCCTTTGGGTTGGGGTTCGTTTGACTTGTCTTGTCGATACGCGACTGCAAGCATTCTAAACGCATCTGCGGGGTGTGAACACCAATCATGCCTTG